AAAAAGAGGGCAGGTTTTCGACAAATTTTTTGGCGAAAAAGGCGTGTCCTGTCCAAGGGCAATGGGACCTATTATAACGGACAAGGAAAGGGACGTTAAGATGGCAACAAAAAAACAGGGGCCGCAGATAAAAACGATGAGACTGGTTGACATGAAGCCGGCGGAATATAACCCGCGGGAGATTGACGATGAGGCGCTGGCGGGACTGACGGCATCTATGAAAAAGTTCGGCTGCGTGGAGCCGATTATCGTCAACGTGCGCGGCGGGGCCAACACCATAGTCGGCGGGCACCAACGGTTCCGGAAAGCAATTTGCGAACAATGTTGCAGGCTGTGGAAGCAGGCAAAATGGCAAATATATGATTTTTTTGCTCCACCGGTGTCTGCTATATGCGGCACCGGCGGAGCAGTTTTGAAAGGGAAAGAAAATGTCGATTATTTATGAACCGAGGGGCAGGGCGGCGGAATACGCTCATCTTGCGATTAACCACTACAAGGGATGCACGCACGGGTGCCTTTACTGCTATTGCCCGAAGATTATGCGGGACCCGGCTTTTCACAGACATTTGGAAGCCAAAGAGAACGTGATAAAAGCGGTTAGAAAAGAGGCCGCATTTATCGCCGGGACCAATAGGCGCGTGCTGCTGAGCTTTGCGGGCGACCCTTACAACGGATTGGAGCCTGATTTCAGGCTTACCGAACAAATACTCAAAATTTTGCGTGCAATGGATATACCGTTCCAAATCCTGACTAAGGGCGGGCTGTTGGCGGCGGCGGACTTCGGACTTTACGGGCCGAAGGATGCTTTCGCGGCTACAATGACGCTGCTTGACGCCGGTCTATCCAAGCGAATCGAGCCAGGGGCGGCGCTGCCGGCCGAGCGGACGGCGGCGCTGAAGGAGGCCTACATAAGGGACATTAAGACATGGGTGTCATTGGAGCCTGTGCTGGACGGCGAACAGGCGCTGGAGATTATACGGCAGACGGCGCCGATAGTGGCTCACTACAAAATAGGGGCGCTCAACCACGCCGAGCTGCTGCCAGAGGGATGCGACATACCCGCCAAAAACTACAGCGCTGCCGACTGGCGGCGGTTCGGGGCCGAGGCGGCGAGACTGTGCGAGCGGTACGGACGAACGTACTGGGTGAAGCAGTCGCTGGCAAAGTTTATGGACGGAATAAGCTTTTACAACACGGATACGCGGACGGTAGATGGGTAAAAAAAAAAGAAAAAACGGCGAAGCCGGACAAAAACAGGACCCGGTCGAGATCGCACGAAAGCAGCGGCATATCCAGCTGCTCGACAAGGTCAGGCAGGGCCGGGCGCTGGGCAAGGCCGAGATAGCCGAACTTGCAGAGCTCGAGGCGGCGTCGCAAACGGCGGCCGGCGTGCCTGCCAAGCTGGACCCGGCGGACGTGTGCCGAAGCCAGGTCGAGGCGGCGGCGTTCACAGGCGTCACGCAGCGGACAATCCGCCGGTGGAAGGCCGAGGGGATGCCGGTCACCAAGTACGGCCACTACCCCAAGTATATCCTCATCGAGTGGGCGGCAAGGGGCAAGGACGGCGCCGGCGAAGCCGAGAGCGACAAGGCCCGGTTGCGAAGGGCGGAAGCCGACCTCAAGGAGGTCAAGGCCCAGCACGCCAAGCTGCTTTTGGAGATTGAACAGGGCGAGTGGGTCAGACGGGAGGAGGTGGAGACGAAATGGGTCGAGATGACGCTGGCCTTCAAGCGGGCGCTATTAGGCGCGGGCCGCAAGCTGGCCGGCAAGTGGGCCGGGCCGGCGGCGGAGAGGCGAAAGATAGAGGCCCTGATAAACGCCGAGGTCAGGGAGATTTTAGGCAGGCTGGCGAAGAAGTAGCGAGAAGCGTGAAGCGTGAAGCGTATTTCGTGGGTTGAAAAAAAGCAAAATGAGAAATCAGAAATTAGAAAGAGAGAAGCAATGAAGATTGCGGCTGAAAAGACAATAAAGTCGGCGGACAGGGAAATCATATACAGGATTGAAACGGAAACGACAGAGGACATCTGGCTGACAAGACTTAACGCCCTGCGCCTATTACTTGACGGATTTATCACGAAGGAAACCATGCTTAGTGAGGCTTGCAGGCTTGAAGACATCAGAGCACAGGCCGAGGAGGACCTTGAAAAAATCAAGAAATCAAGTTGAAAAAGGCAAAAGTAGAAGTCAGAAGTCAGAAGGCAGAAGGCAAAAGGCAGAAGGCAGAAAGGAGTAGTTATGAAAAAAATAGAGAAATATTACAAAAGCTTTCGATATAGGGCCTATCCCAATAAGGGCACGATAAGGCGAACAATCAAGATTATGGCGTATGTAGCCGCTCCAATATACAACAAGGCAAATAATGAACGAAAGGAGACCTATAAAGAATCCAAAATCGATAATAGTAAAAAGCCGGTGAACTCATATCGGCAGCAGTATCGTCTGGTAAGGAAACGTGACCATCCCGAATATGGCGGCTATGATGCGCAGATGCTCCAGAATGTTCTTGTCAGTTTGGATGCGGATTGGAAATCCTTTTTTACGTTAAATAAGCATGGCTTCAAAGATGCGCACCCGCCAGGCAACAAGGGGATTCATAGGAATTTGACGTTACGGCAATCCGGCTGGCGGATTGAAGGAAACAATTTGCTCATATCAACTATCGGAAAATTCAAGATGCGGATGCACCGGCCGATTGAAGGCAAACCCAAAACGGCAAGCATCACGCTTAAATCGGGCAAGTGGTATGTATCGATTTCCTGTGAATCGGAAAAACCGGCCGAAAAGAACAGAAAGAGGAAGCCTGTCGAAATATATTTTCCACCCGATACATTCATAAAGGATTCAGTCGGATTGGAAATCGATTTTCCGGAGTTTTATTTTTCGAGAATCGGCACATTAAAAAAATTATCCAGAGCATTGAGCAAAAAAAAAGGCTCTAAAAATCGAAGAAAGGCAAGATACATGGTCGCCAAATGGCATGAAAAAACAGCCAACAAAAGAGCATATTTTTTATGGCAAATCGTTTTTTACTATACGAATAATTACAGTGAAATCATAGTACCCAAACTGCCGTTGAAATACAGAATTCAATACGCGACCACCAGTAAGAAGGCGATGAAACTGTGTGATGCCAGTTACGGGCTGTTTATGAATATGTTAAGGCAAAAATGTAAAGAAAAAGGTGTAACATTTATTGAAAGAAAGGATGAAGAATGGGGAAGACAAATCAACAAGGCAGAGCAAGCGGCTCAGATGGAGCACGCTCAAAAGCTCTTGCGAAAGGCAAAAAAGGCAATGAAGTACCAGAACCCCGCTCACTTGAAGTCCTTAGAACGCGACCTCAAACGAGTACCGATCTTGCAAAGTTGATGTACGATGCGGTTTATGACAATCTTGCGGGCGCTATATCTGTGGGCCAAGGTAACCTCGTGCTGAACATGGCCGGCAAGGTTTTGCAGATCAAAAAACTTGAACTGCAACTCGGCTCCATGAGGAAAACCGTCAAGGACCAGGCATTTGAGTTGCCGGGCATGTAATGAACGAAACGCTCTTTGAAAAATGCAAAAATTACGGGTCGGTGTACGGCCCTGCCGCCATAAATCTCCGCCGGCACAGATTCGCAACTTGTTACAAAGCGGGGATTTGCGGCAAGACTACACACTTGCTGCTGCAAGTGACCTCGATTTGAGGGGTAGATACAACGCAAGTCGTAACATCTGCTCATAAGGTGAGCTGCAAGTGACCTCGATTTGAGGGGTAGATACAACTCTCGTCAGTGACTTGACGAAAATGTGCGAGCTGCAAGTGACCTCGATTTGAGGGGTAGATACAACCCGCGTGCTTTGCTGTGCGCCGCACCCGGCGCTGCAAGTGACCTCGATTTGAGGGAAAAAAAGAGATTTAAAATATGAGATAACAAATACAATTAAAGAGTGCGGGTCCGTCCGCGGCCAGTCGCGACAGCCAAGGGCGGGGCAAGAGTAAAAAAAGGGTTACACGGGAGCCCGTGTCTTTCGTGTGCCCTTTTTTTATTGCCCGCGAGCAAAGCGTGAAGCGTGAAAAGTGAAGCGTGAAGCGTATTTCGTGAAGCGAGATACGGGCATTGGGAATCGAGTAAATGTCACGGACGGCGACAATACTGCCGGAGGCGGTAAGGGAGGCACTCAGGCTGCCCTGGTCAGGGTCCGTAAGCGAGTGGGCCGACCGGCACAGGATACTTTCGGGTCCGGCCTGCACGGAGGCCGGACAGTGGCGGACGCAGCGGGCGCCGTATTTACGCGGCCCAATGGACGCCTTCGGTGACCCGGAGGTGGCCGAGATTATCATCGTAAAGAACGTGCAGTCCGGCGCCAGCGAGGCGATGCTCAACCAGATGGGTTACGCAATGGCCGAGGACCCGGGGCCGGGGATGCTGGTCAACCCGACCGAGGAGAATACCGGCTACGTGCAGAGGGACAGGCTAAGGCCGATGATAGAGGCCTCGGATGAGATGAAAAGGCACACGACAGGCAGGATTTGGGACCTATCGGGCGACGCCTTCCGGTTCGATGTGATGTCGCTTTACTTCGGCTCGTCAAACTCGATACCGAGCCTTCGGGGCAAACCGGTGCGCTACCTGTGGCTGGACGATGTGGACGCCTACGCGGCCTACGCGGGCACCGAGGGCGACCCGGTGAAGCTGGCAATGGCCCGTTCAACCGCCTTTTGGGACAGCAAAATCGTCCTAATATCGACCGCGACCACAATCAACGGGACAATATGGCGGGCGTGGCTGCGTTCGAACATGCAGCAGTATTGGATGCCCTGCCCGCGGTGCGGGGCGTACACAATCTGGACGTTCGAACAATTGAAGCTGCCCAAGGAGCTGCGGGACCCGGACGAGATTATCGAGAACGACGGCTGCGTGTGGTACGAGTGCGCAAAGTGCGGCGGCAGGATAGAGGAGACCGAGAAGGAGGCCTCGGTGGCGGCGGGCGTCTGGGTGCCAGAGGGCCAGGCGGTGGATGAGAGCGACAGATTGACCGGAAAACCGAAGCGAAGCCGGCGGGTCTGCGGCTTCCGGTACTGGGCGATAGTCAGCCCGTGGGTGGCGTGGACCAAGATAATGGCTGATTGGTTCGAGGCGAACACCGAGGAGGGCATAATAACCGGCGGCCTGCACGCATTCCTGAACAACACCCTTGCCAAGCCCTACCAGGAGACGGGATGGGAAAAGAAGCCGTCCGAATTTGATGCGCTGCGGGGCGAGTTCAGCCGGGGGACGGTGCCGGCGGATTGCGCAATGCTGGTGGCCGGGGCCGACTATCACAAGTCCGCCGGCGGGGTCGTTCGCATAGACTACGAGGTGCGCGGGTTCGCGCCGGGGCTGAAAAACTACGTGGTGACCAGCGGGTCGGTGGACAGCTTCGAGATGCTCGACCTGGTACTGTGGCGGACACCGTATCCGTGGGCGGACGGCACGGCCGCCGACAGGCGGGCGTGGCTTATGGTGCCGACAGTGTTCGTGGACTCCGGCGACAAGCCCGATGACGTCTACGACTGGTGCCTGACGCAGCGGGGAAGGGCGATACCGACGAAGGGCAAGCGCGGGCCGCTGGCCCGGCCGCTGCAGGTAACGGATGTCGAGAGCGCGACCGAACGCAGGCTGTCAAGGCGGGTGCGCAGAAAGTACAAAGGCCTTGCGTACATCGGCGTTGACACGCACTTTTTCAAGGACCAGGTGACCGGCTGGACGGAGCCGGTGAAAAATGCCGAGGGCGAGGTGGTAAAGCAGCCACTTACCCAGTTCTACGCCGAGATTCCGGACTATTACTTTGCCGAGTTCACCAACGAGCACAAGGTAAAGCACAGGACCCGGCGCGGGGACGTCCGCTGGGTGTGGGAGCCCTTGACGAGCAGCTCACCTACGCACTTTTTGGACACGGCCGTTCTGGCGGCGGCGGCGGCGTTCTACAAGGGCCTGCACTACCTGCGGGCGCCGGGCGAGAGGGGGACGGGGACCGGGCAAAGAAGGATTAAAAGAAGGATTGGGCGAGTTTACAGATAGAAAGGATGTATCGAATGAAACTGGAACAGAAACTGATCAAGAAGACCAGAGACGAGCTGGTCGAGCAATGCCGGGACGAAGAGCTGCCCTGCGAAGGCACGAAAAAGGAGCTTGCCAGACGAATTGTCGTCAAGAAGATGGGCAGCGCCGGGCACCATGAATTCGGCATGACCAAGTGCAAGGTCTGCGGGGCGCCCGTCAAGGTCAAGGGCACAAGGACCGAGGACTTGGGCGACGGCAGGCTGCTGTTCATCCGACAGGTGCAGTGCACCGGCAAACACCGGCACAGGTATCCGCTGAAGGAGGTCAAAAAAATCGATTAGAGTGTCACTTGACCCCCGCAAGTCCATTGCAGACAAGGGTTTAAAAAATACATTCCAACTCTGGAGTGTGCCATATTGCACTTGACGCGGCTGCGCCGTAGCCTGAAAACATGAGCGCAGCAGACCCGACACGGCAGGAAATGCTGACGGCGGTGAACGCCGCAATATACGCCATCCTTACGGGCGGCTACAAATCGCTTTCGGCCAGCGAGCGGTCGCTGACCAAGCTGGGGATTTCCGAACTCAGGGACATTAGGCGAGAGCTGGTGCGGGAGCTGCGCAGTACCGAAAACACGGTGAGCTTGGGAGATGTTTCAGGCAGTTAAGAACAGATTGTTCGGCGGCAACGGCGGCAACGGGGACAACGACAACGGTCCCGGCGGTGACAACGGCAGCCGTAGGATGCGGCGGCCCCGCCCGATAGGGGGAAGGGGCCGGATGCGCGGGGCCTCCGGCGTCGGATACGAGGTGACATCCACGAACCGCCGGCACCGGGTCTACGCCCTAATGATGGGGCTTATGGCCTCGGCGGACAGGCACCTTGCACGAACCAATCTGGGTAGGCTTCGCGAACTCTGCCGGCTGCACGACCGGCAGAGTTCGCTATTATCGGGCATCCTGGACAGGGCCATAGACAACGTGTTCGGAGCAAACTTCGACTTTATACCCAATACCGGTGACCAAAAGCTCAACCGCAAGGTCAAGGACTACATAACCCTGAAAATGCAGTCGCGGAACTGCGACGCCCGCAACTGCCAGGAGTTCGAGGACATTGCCAGGACTGCGCTGCGGGCGGTGTGGACGGACGGCGACTGCCTGCTGGTCAAGCGAAAGGACGGACGGCTCCTGCCCTTTGAGGCCGACCAGATAATGACGCCGGGAGGCGGACAGGAGGGGGTGCGGATAGTCCTGGGCGTGGAATTGGACGAGGTAAACAGGCCGGTCGCCTACCATGTCAAGCAGAGACAGACAAGGGGCGACTATGGCGGGCTTTACAAAACCGAGAACACCGAGCGGGTTGACGCCCAGTATGCGATAATGCCGGCCTACCGCAAGCGGTTCAACCAGACACGGGGCGTGCCCTACCTGGCGGCGGCACTGCAGCAGTACGACAGGACGGAGAATTATATCGACTACGAGACGCTCGCCGCCGAGGGCAACGCGATGCTCGGCTACAAAATCAAGAGGGAGGTGACCGAAGAGACTCTGCCTGGATTGGAGGACAACGAGGACTCCGAAAGCACGTTCGACAAGGTCCAGAAGATGGAGCCCTTCCAGATATTCGAGCTGCTTCCGGGCGAGGACCTGGACATGATAAGCGCCCAACGGCCTGGCTCGCAGTTCGAGCCGTATATCGTGTCATGCTGCCGGATAATCGGCGTGGCGGTTGGGATGCCGCTGGAACTGGTGATGTTGGACTTCTCCAAGACCAACTACTCCAGCGCCCGGGCGTCGCTGGGTGAGGCCAGGCGCAGCTTTCGTCGGTGGCAGAAGTTCGGGACCGACAAGATTTGCCTTCCCTGGTATCGCTGGCAGATTAGCAGGGGCATAGCCTTCGGCGAGCTGCCGGCCAGACAGGAGCTTTACAGGGCCCGCTGCCAGTGGCCGGCCTGGGAATATATAGACCCGCTGAAGGAGGCCAAGGGTAATGAAACGGCAATCAAAACGAATACCAAGAGCTTCAGCGAGTGCATAAGGGACAGGGGCGGCGAGCCGGATGAGGTATTTGATGAGATAGCCGAGGATATGGAAAAGCTCAAGACCAGGGGGATTCCGGTGACTGTATTCGAATCGAAAGGGCCTGGCAATGCCATATGAGAACGAACATAGCTGCCGACTGCGCGACCCCGATGATTTCAAGGAAGATTCCTTCCGGCGCACGCGGAGAAAACATAACGGCAGGCCATATTCGGTAATCATGGGCAGGCTCAAGGGCGAGGAAACGATGACAGAGCAGGCGTATCGATACAGGAAGCAGGACTGGTCCGAATCCGAGGCCAAAAGTCACTGCGAGGATCACAATGGCAGCTTCCATCCAGCGGCAAAGGACTCGGAAGGCCGGGCCGTATTCGGCCTGCCAATGGTCACCAACTACATAACAAAGGCGGACTGGGCGATGGAATTGGGGGCTTTGGAGAGGCTGACCGACGTGGTTAATAACAGGCTGCTGGGACTGCAAATCAGCGCCGAGACGATTGAGCAGATACGGGCCAGCAAAAAGCGGGACTCCGACCGCGGCTATGAAGTGACGGGGGGTGGAGTGGCGATAATACCGGTGACCGGAATCATCGCCAAGTACTCGAGCATGGTAAATGACATCAGCCTGCCGGCGGGGACATCGGTGGAGAAGATAGCGGGAATGCTGATTGACGCCCAATCGGATAGGGGTGTTCACTCCATCATTCTGCGGGTGGAGTCGCCCGGCGGCGTCATTGACGGAGTGCCGGACCTGGCGGATGCCATATACGAGGCCGGCAATTACAAGCCGATTCTCGGCTATGCGGACGACCTTTGCGGATCGGCGGCATATTGGCTGGCGAGCCAGGCGCAGTCACTCCATGCCAGTCAGGGCGCCGATATCGGCGGCATCGGAGTGTACACGGTACTTGTGGACTCCTCCAAGGCGGCCGAGCGGGAGGGCTTGAAGTTTCACATCTTTCGCTCCGGGGAGCATAAGGGTGTGGGCGAGGTGGGCATACCCATCACCAAAGCCAACCGTGAGGCGATACAGGAGAGGATTGAGCAGAAGTTCGAGATGTTTCTGGCGGGCGTAATAAGGGGCAGGCTGCCGGCGGGCATGGATGAAAAGGGCCTTCGCAATCTGGCAGACGGACAGATCTTTGTTGGCAGGCATGCGATCGGAAAACGGCTTATTGACGGCATCTGCACATTTGAGCAGATGATAGGTATAGCGGAACATGCGGAAATAACGGAACGAATGACGGCCGCTGCCGTGGCCGGCGACTTTAAGGAGAAAGAAATGGCAGAAGAAAAAGAGAAATTGGAACAGGATGCGGCAAAAGCCGCGCAGCAGGCGGCTACCGAGGAAAGGAATCGGATCGGCGCAATAACCGAGGCGCTTTCGGCGGAGGAATTCAAGGCGGTATGCGAAAAGGCGATAGTTGAGGGGATGAACTTGGCCGAGGCCAAGGCGGCGGCCTTCGACGCTGCAACCGAGGTTTTTGGCAAGAGGACCGAAGAGATGCAGGGCAAGCTTACTGAGGCTGAAAAGAAATTGGCTGCGATTACCGGCGGCGATTCTACTTTGAAGGCCCAGACACCGGAAGACATCGTAGACGAGCCCAAAAAGGCCGGCGGCAAGGACGATGGCAAGCCTGAAACCTACACGGCCGCAGTGGCCGACTTAAGGACGAAGGGCGAAACCAAGGGCAACGCCTATACCAAGGCCGCCAAGGAGTATCCGGAAAGCCATAAAGCCTGGGTCAATGCCAAGCATCAAGAGGTCTGAGCAAAGGGGCGTTTTGGCTTTGAAAAGTTAACAGTCCATCCTGGCCGGTGGATGCGAAAAAAAAATTGATGACTGCATAGGGGTCTGAAAGTTCCTGTGCAGTCTTTTTTTTGGAAATGAAAAAAAACAGCTTTTTAGGAGAGAAAGAAAATGAGTGGATTGGCAATTCGTAATGAGGGTCCGATTACCGGCACGGCAGGCGAGGCGCTGGCGGCCGACAGGTTGGTAAGAATTTCCGCCTCGACATTCGTCTACTGCGATGCCGCCCAGGAGCCGGTTGGCATAACGATGGATAACTATGCCAGCGGCGCAAAGGCGGCGATTTGGCCGATCAATAAGAGCGGCCTGGCGAAGGTGACCGGCTCGAAGTCGATTTCGGCCGGCGCTGCCATCTATCCGGCCACCGACGGCAAGGTTAGCGACGCCGCCGGCGGCGGCCGGCGGATTGGCACGCTCTGGGAGGCGATAACGGCGGACGGCGGCAAGGCTGCGGCGATGATAAACATATTCTCCGGCGATGCCCTGCTACACGACACCTCCGTTATACGTTTTCACGAGGATTTCATAACCGGATGTGCCGAGGATGGCCACAAGTTCTCCGAATCCGCCGACAAGGCCGACTGGCTGAAGTCCTCCACGGACGGCGATACGGATGGTGGCGATGTCTGCAAGGTCGCCGACGACGGGCCAGGCGGGCTGCTGCAGCTTACCTGCAACGATGCCGATGCGGACAATGAGAATGTGCAGCTCAACGGCGAATCGTTCAAACTGGCGTCCGGCAAGCCGCTTTGGTTCGAGACCAAGCTGGCGCTACTGGATGTGGACAAATGCGACTTCTTCATCGGCCTTGCCATAGCGGACGTGGATATTCTGGGCGCAGTCACCGATAGGGTGGGATTCCAGAATGACCATGACGGCAACATCGACTGCCTTACCGAGCAAAACAACACTGAAAATAACGAGGATACGACAAGCGATATCGGGGACTGTGCGGCCATTGCTAATTTCGCTGCCACGGCAGTGAAGCTCGGTTTCTACTGGGACGGCGTGGACAGCCTCAACTTCTTCGTGGACGGTGTGCTCAAGATAACGATGACCGACAACGGTACGACCATTCTGGTTCCGGACGATGAGGCCCTCTCGCCGGCCTTCCAGATCAAGACGCACACCGGAGCCGGCGCGGTGCAGACGGCCTGGATTGACTACATAGACATTGTCGCGGTTCGCTGAATGACAAGTGAATAGCGGGGTTCGCCCGCCTTTGGCCAGGCGGCGGTCGAGGCAAGAATAAAAAGGGGCAGCATGGGTGCCTATGCCATTCGTGTTGTCCTTTTTTATTGCCCCGCAGGGAACAAAAAAAAGACTTTTAACGATTTTTTAGGAGAGAAAGAAAATGCGACCAGAATCAACAAGTGTGGTTTTTCGAGAGGACCTTTCCGCGCTGGCAAGCGAGTTCGACGCCGCAAAGGCGGCGACCCGTTTCATCGGCCGCCGGGCGGCGCCGATTTTCACAAGCGGCATATGCGACGGCCAGTACCCGGTAATGAACCGCGAAAACTTTAAGAAGCCAGCCTCCGGTGACAGGGCCAAAGACGGCGCGTACAACCGCATTACGGGCGAGTTCGGAAGCGGGACTTTCGCCTGCGAGGAGCACGGCCTGGAATACCCAATCGACGACAGGCGGCGCAAAAGATACGCGAGCCTTTTTGACGCCGAGCGGGCGGCGACCGAAATACTGCGGTACCAGTTGCAAATGCTTCACGAGATAAGGGTTTACACGCTCTATTCCGGCGGCGGTTGGACTAATCACAACGTGAGTACCGCATGGTCGACAACGGCATCAGCCGTTCCGTTGGACGATATTGCCGCCGGAATTAACGCGATTTGCGATGCCTGCGGATGCCTTGAGAGCGAGCTGAGCCTGATTATTCCGCGGGCGGACCTCCTGGAGATGATACGCACCGACCAGGTAAACGACAAATTGAAGTACACCTATCCGGGAGTTCAGCCGTCTATGCTGACCGCCGCGCAGGTGGCTGCCATGCTGGGAATCAAGCAGGTATTGCGGGCGACCAGCGCCTATGACACCAAGGAAGAGGGCGTCGCCGAGAGTACCTCGCAGATATGGGCGGCGGGCGTCATGTGGTTGGCGTTGCTCTGCAATGAGAACGATTCGCTGGAGATACCGTCGGCGGCCAGGACAATCCTGTGGACGGCGGATGCGCCGGAGCTTCCCGTAATTGAGACTTACCGCGAGGAAAAGGTTAGGGCCGACATTGTCAGAAGCCGGGACGATACCGACGAGGTTCTCATAGGCGAGACGGACCTTTTCGTCTACCAGATTACCAATACGTAGTCGAAATGAAGGTTTGACTTTTTTGCCGGGCGCATTCGGGGCCGAGGGATCGACCCCGGATGCGCTATAACTTCATTTTGTACGGAAAAGGATGGCTTGGCGAACTTGAACGAAATTCTGGTCGAAGTCAAGGCGGTGCACAAAGACGTCGGCAAGCTGCTGCAGTGGCAGGCCAAAGTTGACGAGCGTTGTCGCAGCAGGGGCGAGAGATTGGAAAAAATAAGTGACACTCTTTACGGCAATCCAAACTCCAATCACGGCCTGATTGCCAAGGTGCAAGGATTGATCAACCGCAAGAAACAGATGACCGAGAGCCGCAAGTTCTGGCTTTTTATCCTGCGCTACATAATAGCCGCCGGGATTGTGGCCCTGATGACATGGTTGTTGTGGCTTTTCAAAGCGATTAGTACGTAAAACGAAAGGGTAAATATGAAACGCGCATTCTGCCAAAAACATGACACTTTCGGTTCCGTTTTACGGCGCCACGGCGGATGCCGAAGGCACTGTCGATGTGTTCGGATATCTATTTGATGCGTGATAAAAAAAGGGGATAAATTATGGCTATAATTTGGAAGGTCGAAATCACGCCTTTGAATGTGGACAAGAAGGAAGCCAATGTCACCGCAACACGAACCGATGATGTAACCGGCAATGTTGAGACGCATCGTGTTTATAATGCCCTGCTCGCCACACAGGCTCAAAAGACAACAGTGGTTAATACGTTGTGGGAGCTGCATCTGGCAGAGCAGCAGCATCAAATCAAAATCGAGGCTTACATAAGTGATTTGGCGGTGCAAGCTAAAGCTAATCTGGAGGCAAGAGAAACCTAATGGCAGATACAGGAATAAATTGGCCGGCATCATGGACTACCGAATTTGATGGAACATTAACTACTGGTGGTACTATTGTTGATATTTCAGACATCATTGACTTGGATATGAAGGCATCGGTCGAAATTAGCATCACCGCCGTTTACAACGACTATGCTAAGGCCACAGGCGGATTGTTCGTTTATATTTTGCGAACTACAAATGGCACCGATTTTGAAATTTCTCCCTATATTGATGCAAATAGTCAACCGTTCGGTTTTGAGATGGCATTTTCGCAAAATGGCGAGATACGCCGAACGTTTTCGCTTTCTGCTTTGGAAGTTTCGAAGTTAAAAATTCTTTTGTGGTGGAAAAACACAACGGCTAATAGTGCCGTAGCTGTAACAACGAGGTATCAGAGGTCGACTGTTCCGGTGGCGTCATAATAATGACAACTGCACTAAAACCATTTTTGGGAACGATTTTGCCAGGCGGAGCTTGGAGGCAAGACCCGCTTGCGCACGGTCTTGCGGGCTACTGGTCGGCAGATGGTACTAAATCTGCTATTGATTTATCCGGTAATAATAACCACGGCACGCTTGTCGGTGACACACACTGCGTCCCTGGCAAGTTTGGGCACGCCTGGGATTTTGACGGGACTGGTGATGGAATAAAAATCGCTGCTCGGCAGCATTTAGATAATAGGGGTACTTTTACTTATATCGCTGCTGTGTATTTAACTACAACAGCAACAAATGTGGGGGCTATTGTTAGTAAAAACGCAGGTCAGGCTGCCCCTTATGGCAAAGCATTTTCTTGGTGGATTGGCAAGACATATCATAATGACGTTTTTTATGGCCTTGTGAAATGTGCGACCACAAATGCTGAAGCATGGACGGATAATTTTTATGGTTTGCTTCGCAATGATGGTTGGCATATAGTGGCAATGACGTATTCATCGTCTGATAAAACCATACGATTTTATCTTGATGGTTGTGAGGTGTCAAAAGCCTCTGACACACCGGGTGAGGGTGCTGAATCGGACGATAATCTTGCCCAAATGTGGATTGGTAATGGTGGACAGTATATAAATCAAACGTTTAAAGATTACATAGGTTTTGTTTTGGCCTACAATCGTGCCCTTTCCCCCGCCGAGATTCGGACTCTTTATGCCCGTGGCGTCGACCCGTTTTTGGTTCGGCAGCGGCAATTCAGGCTACCTTTGATTGTGGCTGCGACAAGTGTGGCGGGCGGTGTTACTTATTACGAGCTTGGCTTGACGGTCGAAATTGATGGGGTGGTTGAAAAAACTGGCGTGATGTCTTTTGTGGATTCATTGTTATTGGCTTCGGTGGATGCCGCTTCGGATAAGACCGATGCTGCGACGTATACGGATGCTGTCACGGCTATTGTTGAGGTCGTGTGCAGTAAGGTTGATGCGGCAGCGTTTGTGGATACAGCTTTAGACGTAGCGATTGCGGCTGTAGCTGCGGTGAGTGATGTACAGGCATTCGTTGACGGTCTTATAGCGGAGATAGAGGCAGTTGTTGATGTTGGTGATGTGCTATTGATGTCCGATACTTTATCGGCAGAAATAGAGGCGGTTGTATCCAAGGTTGATGTCTTTGGTGCTGTTGATACTGGCCTGCAAACGGTTGTTGTTGCTGTTTTAAGTGGAGAAGACATTGCCGCTTTTGTGG